GTGATGGCGTGCTTGTTGCGCATGGTCTCGAGGTGGCGTGCCATCACACCCGCGACGGACTCCATCTCGGTTTCAGATCCGAACGACCGGATGCCCTGGACTTCCTCGGGCAGTACCACGTCGTCATGCGGGATGTGCGGAATCACGAAAGAGCGGACCTTGCGCTTGCCTCGGGTGCCGACAGTGCCCGGGGCACCGGGCGGCAGCGTGGGCAGGAGATTGAGTACGCCGTTCTGCTCTTCAACGATCACTTGGCGCGTACGCACCGGCTTGACCGGAAAGAGGTTCAGCGCCTCCATTCGACCGTAGCGGTTGGGAATGATGTTGATGGCGGAGGTCAAAGCCGCCATCGAAAAGGCCGGAGTGTTGAACGGGTTGTTCATGGGTGATTTCCTTGTGTAGATCGATCAGGCGGACTGGCGGATGAGAATGCCGCGCGCTTCGAGTGCGGCGGTTGCAGCCGCCTTTTGCTCGGCAGTGATGCCAGTCGGCCAAACGACGGCATGGGTGGCGACCACGGCGTGACGCGCGAGCAGCAAGGCGTCATCGCGCTCGATCAGGGTGGCGTTGCACGCACCCAGCAAGATGCCTGCGGGAAGATCCGCACCGTCGGTCGCGTTGGGATCAAAGCGCTTGACCTTGCCAGTCGCCGTGACGCGGCCCACCACGGCGCCAAGCTCCAGGTTTTGACCGGACTCCACGGTGACCTGGTCACGCGAATAGTTGAGGCTGTCCTCTTCGTACTTGATGAGGTCGCCGAGATTGAGGGGTTCGTTCAGAGCGGGCATGGATCAGTCCTTTCCAGTGAGTTTCTTGACGGCTTTCATGAGGGGGTTCTGCTCGGGCGATGCAGCCTTTGCAGCAGCGTCCGGGTGGATCACGGAGGAGATCTCCGGGCTCTCGGCGCGCGATGCCAACAGCGATCGGCGCACTTGGGCTTCGCTTGCACCTTCAGCGAGGAACGCTGCTGTACGCTGCGGCTGACCTGCCAGTTGGCAGAGCTCGGCGATAGCCACTGCATCTGCGCGAGCCGTCTTGGTTGCGGCATTGACGGCTTCCTCGAGTGCAGTACCATGGTCTTTCGCGACCTCCGGCACTGCGGGAGTGGCAGCGGGCGAGTCCGTGGAAACCGGGGTTGCCGGATCAGTGCTGGTGCCAGGGTCTTCTGCGTTCATGTGAACTTCCTTTCTGTGGGGCTTGGAGGTTGGAGTTGCGGAAATGGACGAACTCTGGGTCGCCGCATTCCGCACACGACGAGCCGAAACGGAACTGGCAAGAAAAGTGGTGAAATCACTCACGGCAGCGTCAAAGCCGCCCGTGACATCTGCCAGGCCCGCCGCCACCGCATCGGGGCCGAAGTACAGGCCGGCCTGGGTCGACCGCACGAAGCGCGACTCCAGTCCCCGCATCGCAGCGACGTGGTCGACAAAGATTCCGTAGAGACGGTCCACCTCGGCTTGAAGGCGTGCGGAGGCTTCCTTGTCGAGTGGCTGGTGCGGCGAGAAGTCGTTCTTCTGATCACCCGCGGTGATCGCCGTGTAGCGGTAGCCCGCCTGCGCATCCCGAGCGGACTGGTCGACGTGCATGGCGATGACACCGATCGAACCCATGCCGCCGGTCTGTGTGACGTAGACGCGAGATGCTGCGCACGCGATGGCATAGGCCGCCGAATACGCGGAGTCGGAGGCGATCGCCCAGACAGGCTTCACGGCATCGGCTGCGCGGACTCGATGAGCGAGTTCGAACACACCGCCTGCCTCGCCGCCAGGTGAATCGACGTCGAGCAAAATGCCCGACACGGCGGGATCAGCGACTGCCGCATTGAGCATCGAACCCAGCTCGGAGTACGACGCCAGACCAGACGCCGCATCCAGGCCAAGCACGCGGCGCACCAGCGTTCCGTAGACCGGGATCACGGCGATCCCAGTGGGCGCGCTTGACTGATTGCGGGTGACCGGGGTCGGTAGCGCCGACTGGGGTTCGGGCCAGTGAATGCGCTCGCCCAGCACCGACAGGATGATGTCCAGTTTCGAGCGCGCAACGAGGAGCGGCGTCCCGTACAAACGGGACGCCAAGTGAGGCAACTGCATGTCAGTTTCCTTGGGGAGGTGGGTCGGAGGGAACCGCTGCTGCCGGAGTCGGCAGTTCATGACGCGGGTCCGAGTCAAAGACGAGTCCAAGCCCGTCCGCTCTCGCGTTGTCTGCTGCAATCTCCCGGTCGACGTCCTCGGCGTCGTACCCATTGGCAGAGATGGCCTCGGATCGGGACATCAGACCGGAGCGAATCGCGGCCTTCATCGCATCGGCTTCCTTCAGCGGATCGACCCACTGCCAGCCCTGGGGAATCCACTTGACGGCTTGGTAGGTCCGGCGCTTGGCCACGCCACCACGGGCAAAGCCAGGCAACGAGAGCGCGCCTTCCAGAACGGCCTGGGTCATCCACGCTTGCCAGATCGGGCGGCACAACTGATGAACGATGACGCCGTGCTGCAAGGATTCGACCCGACGCCGAAACTCAAGCAGTCCAGCCCGGATCGAGGAATAGTTGACCTGGGTGAGATCACCAGTGAGTTGTTCGTAAGTCACGCCCATGGCCGCCGCCACAGCGCGGAATTGCATACGCAAGAACTCGGAGTAGGACCCACCAACATCGGCAGGCTGGGAGAACTTGATGTCCTCGCCCGGCTCCAGGATCTGCATGGTTCCGGGCTCAAGGCCCGCGAGTGCCACGCCGGTAGCGTCGGCCAAGCCTTCTCCGAGCAGACTGTCTTCAGGCGCGAGGCGCGTCACGAAACCGGCGAACATGGCAGCGGTCTTCTTGCGAACCAGTTCAGCGTCGTCGTACTGATCGAGCTCGTTGAGCTTGACCAACGCCCGTGCTAGCCAGGGCTCGCCCCTGATCTGACCCGGGCGCATCGGACGAAAAAGATGCATGACCTCGGAAGCGTCCACGCGCACCGTGGCCAGTCCACCATCGCCGGACATCGGCGCCAGCATTCCGTCCTCCGGATGCGAACGGTAAAGGTGATACGCCACGCGCCGGCCCAATCGGTCGAACTCGATACCAGCACGAATGACGTTGCCGTTGTCCGCCGTGATGTTCAGGGTGACGGGCAAATGCTCTGCCTCCAGCACCTGGATCTGCAAAGCCACCGGCAGACCGTCTTCGAGTCGGCGGTAGCGCAATCGCACGATGGCTTCACCGCCTTCGAGCATCGCGCGGCATGCCAATGCCTGCAGACCGTAGAAGTCCGTGAGCCCGGCCGCATCTGCCTCCAACGCCCAGTCACGCCACAAGGTTTGGATTGCTTCACGCTGTTCAGCAGCCTTCACCATCGACTGCGGCTTGATCCCAGTCCCGATGGCGTTGGCCACATACGATTCCAGGGCGGCGTTGGCCCAGGCGTTGCGGCGTACCAAGTCACGGCTCTTGGCACGCAACTCGGACTGGGTATGGAGCAGCGCACCAACCGCGCCCGGGTTTCCCACCATCCAGGCCAGAGATCGACGGCCACCGCCGATGCCGTCATACGTAGGACTGGCGCCGAACAGCTTGCGGCGGATGTTTTGAAATAGGCGCATCAGAATCCCTTGCCTGTGGTGAGCCGGACCTGTCGCGCTGTGGGGGGAATGAGTCCAGTAGCGGCGGCCTGTTCCAAAATTCCGCGCTTGACCTCGCGAATTGCAGCCTTCAGTTCATCGACCGAGCGGTACTCGACGGTCTTGTCGCTGAAGCTGACGCGGTGTTCGCCCTTGGCGAGCGCGGTCTCCAATGCCTGGAGTTGGGCTTCTGTGTAGGCCATTAGCGGTACACCACGAGGTTGATTTCAGAGGAGTCGTCAAATGAGGCCGCAGCCGTCGCACAGGAGATGTCGACGTACTGCGCGGTCTTGAGGTCGGAGCTGGCACGCACAAGGGCCACACGCTGCTGGCCGGTGTTGGTGCTGCTGCGAGCGAGTGCCGTCCAGCAGTAATTCGCATCCGGCATCGCTACCGCGAAATGCACGCGGTACCGGCCCGCCGCCGTGCGCACCACGCTGGCGACGTTGTGCGCGCTGGCGATCACGACCTGACCGCCCACGTAGCCGAAGCTGACCCACACCCGGGCAATGCCGGGATGCGTGGCGTCGATCTTGGTTTTGACCTCGAAGCCGATGCGCGCCGCCAAAGCGGCGATGCTGGAAGCGAGGCTCATCAGGCCAGCGCGCCGTCAAAGATCACGACGAAATCGGTGTCGGTGTTGCCGACATCACTGACAGCGACCGCACCAATGTTGGTACGTGCTTGCAGTTGCTCGGCCACGGTCAGGGTCTGCGCCGCATCGAAGCGGACACGGAGATTGACCGCAGCCAGAATCGCGTCCAGGCCGCTGGTACCGCTCTGCAGCGCCTGCTGGATTTCCACCAGGGTGTCATAGGCGGCGTCCGCGCCACCCAGGATGTCGGTCTTGAGCGCGTCCAGCAGCGACACGATCTTGTTCGACGAGTAGGTGCTGGTGGTGGCGATCTGGTTGTCATCGATGGCCATCGCGGACAGAACCGCTGCCTTGAGCTCGTTGATGGCGGCGACCAGACTCGACTTGTCGTTGGTGGACAGGCTGGCCAGACTTCCTGCCGTCGCGCGGACGTCGTTGAACTCTTGGGCGACCCGGATGACCAGGCTCTCGATACGGGTGGCAAGACTCATGAAAACTCCTCTGAAAATCAGGACAACCAGCGGCTCTTGATGACGCGCCGACGTGGTGGGGTTGCAGAAACAGAGAGGCCAC